TTTTCGCATATCCATCATATCGGGTTTTTGAGCTCTCTCCTCTATTGGTTTCTTTTTAAATATGGATCCTGCACCAGATACAAATCTTGTAGCTAGATTAGCTACGATCCCTAGGGCATTTCCTTTAACTATATTCGTCGCTAAAGAAGCATTTGAAAGTGGTTTAATTATCTTACTACCTGAATCTTGATTTACTGGACCTTTGGTTGTTGCTGTATGTGTTGGTATATTTCCGTGATCTAGTCCAGAAGGATCTTGATTAACGGCTGCTGTAGCCGCCGCATGTCCCGAACCTTTACCACCATTAATAGGGCTGCTTC